CGTATTTGAACGAAGCAAAGCAATCTAATTCATCATAAACGAAAAAGCCAAGCCCGTCAAGAGTTTCCTTATCTTCGTCAGAAACTATACTTGGGTCAACATCAACATAAAGAATATCATGCTCGCAAAATGTAGGGTAATTTTTATTACCGTACTTTAAGAATATCTGCAACGCCTTAATTAAATCTTCCATGATTATTCCTCCTTTCTCGCGTTCCTACCTCTTCTCTGCTTGAACGCTTCCTTAGCGTCCTCTACCTCAATAACACACTCTCCTTCGTCCTCAACGGTGGCAATGGCTTCGTTATCTTTTAGTTCTTCCTCAATAACAGGATTAACCGCTTCCTCCGCTTCTTCCACAACAGACTTCCCGAATCTAGGTTTCTCTTGGTTCATGTTCAGCTTCTGCATATCCATTGCGTACTGCAACTGGTACGCCTTGAACTTTTCATCGTCCGAGTCAATGATTTCATCCGCATAGCCAGCATAGTGCATGGCGATAGTTCGTCTGTTTGCTTTCATAGCCATTCCCAACGCTTCTTCATCTACGTACATATACGGATGGATGGAAATAAGCCCATCAATAGGAGAAAGCCGTCCGAATGTCTTCTTGTACTGGATAAGTCCGTCTGCCCTCTGCTCCACAATGGCGTAGGCATTCATGAGGTTCTTTTTTTTGATAAGAGCGATAGCCAATATCCAAGTAAGCCCCAGTTCGGGATTGAACTTCTTTGGCAAGTCTTTCAGCTTGGCGAAAGACAATGCTTCTGATAAGGTCTCTGTTTCTAAAAACATAGCAATATAGAATTTAATTTTATTCGTTAGGAAATTGTTCGTCATATCCGAAGGAATGTCCGTAAACGTTCTTGAACGTAAACGTCACTTCCTTGTATTTCTGTCCGTAAAGGGTGTCGCTTTTAGGCTCTGTGGCTCCTGAAAGGTACATCAGAACCTTTCTCTTTCTCGCTGTATCACGGTAGGCAATCTTGGAACCAGTAATGAAAGCCATAAAGTCACGGTAAGACTTATCATCCTTGGTATCATCCTCCAAGAATATCAATGTCAGTTTTATAGTTGTCTGCTTGTATGCCGGTGTGCTGGAAACATACACTTCAGCCTTGCTTGTCTCGGCAAAATCCTCTGCATACATATTTGTAGGCTCTCCATACGAATTAAGGCCTGTACATTCTTTATACCTCAAACCGAGAAAATCTGTTTCCAAGTCTTTCCAACCGGCACCAAGCTCACCGTAACGCATCATATAAAACTTATAGTCATTCATATTATAATATTATAATACACGCAAATATAATTAATTAAATTCATATATTAAAGCTTTACTTTAATATTTATCACTATGATATATTTAAATCCGTTTCAACATTAAGTTTTTAATCTTAAAAGTAAAAGAATACTTGAAGTATGCCTTGTATTGCATAGTACTACATCATTGCATATTAGACATACCCTATATAAATAAAGGAAAAATGTCTAATCCAAAACCCATAGAAAGAAAGTAACATAAAGAAAGAGTGAGCACAGCGAACACCTCACTCCCTTTGATTATTTAAATAAACAAAGGGGAATAAAAGCAATCTGCATAGGAAAGCATCAACGCAAAACATGAATATTGATATAATGATGAATAATATTATTTTACATAATAAATTATGTTGTAGATACGAAATATTGCAACACTGTAAGACGTGAAAATTCAGAAAAAAAATTAAAAAAAATCGGGAGAGGGCGGATGTTTACGGCTGCACTGGCATAGAGGGGGCGGGGTATACTTGCAACGCATTGCAGCGCTCGTTTGATTCGTTGCAAACGGCTTTAGTAAGGGCAATACAAGGCAAAGATCAGGCTCGGCGACACATTGCAAAGATGAAAATAAAAGGGTTTAATATTGCACTAATTAGGCTTTCAGCCGTATGCTATTTAACATGTGATATTTTTATGTTTGTTTACAAATTTAGTAGGCAAATATTTGGTAGAATGGTAACTTTTTTGCACCTTTGTATTGTGAAAAGGAAATGATATCACATAGTGATAACACAAGATATCCGATTACTTTTCACAAGGATAAGCGTAAAGCGAAGCATGTGCGTTTACATCCAGAAGCGTGTTATTAAATGATGGAATAAAAAGAGAGCCTTAATACTGGAATATTAAGACTCTCAAAGGATCAAAATACTAAGGTATCTTGCTTCCATCACACGGAGCAAAGGTACTTCTCTATTCTGATTATTGCAAATATTCTTCCATTTATTTTTTTGGTTTACTGATATTACGATAATATACAGCTATTGAGTGTATAGGCTGTATTGGTATTAGTAGGCTATTAATCACGCTGTAAGTTTGAATTATTAACAATTTAAATATAACAGTTATGAAAGCAATGAATTTCTACACACAAAACGGTTGGGCCGGTTCAAATTATGACAGCAAGTTAAGTACAAAGGAAATCGCCGCAAAAGTTAGGTCTTATGCAAAGAAGAATTTCCCGGGTTTTAAATTCTCTGTTCGCTCTGAATGGAGCATGTACACTGATTCAATGTATATCGAATTAAAATCCGGCCCTTGTGTTCCTTTTGTTGCAGGATCAAGAAGCGCGGAACGTGGTTATATGTCCACAATGTCAACCGTAAAGGGCTGGGAAAATGAGTTAACGCCGGAAATGTTTAAAGTGTTGGACGCTGTTACGACTTATGCTAGTTCTTTCCGTTATAATGATTCAGACGGCATGCAAGACTATTTTGATACTAATTTTTACATCCATATAGAAGTAAGCGATGAATATAAGGTTATAGAGCCGAAAGCAAAGAAAAGCAGCATTAAGACTGAAAAGGCTGAGGAAGCCAAAGAAATGGAAGCCGTGACGGTTGAAGGTTTGGAAATGGTGGACTATTCAGAAAAGGCGATTGCAGTTTTTGGCGATACAAAAGCTATCAAAGAGCAATTAAAAGAATTGGGCGGACGCTTTAACCCGTCTTTAAATTACAACGGTGAAAAGCGTGCCGGGTGGATATTCAGTAAGAAGAAAGCGGACGAAGTGCGGGAATTGCTCGCACCTGCAAAGAGCGAAGAAGAAGCGGGCGAAATCGTTCCGGAATGTGTGGAAGAGCTTCCCGCTCCTCCTGAAGTGATATATATCGAAATTCCTACAGATGAAGCCGGCGCGAAAGATAATGAAATTAAAGAGCTCCGACGGCTTGCAAAAAGGTTTTTAAACGCTGCCGACGAATTGCATGAAAAAGTATCAAACTACATAGACGGAAGCAACGACGCGGAAGATGAAGAAGCTTATAATACTATAAAAGAATTAGAAGCGGATTTTTTGAAATTATATAATAACTATTATGACGATAATATAACGCCGGGATTAAATTACGAAGTAGCGGAAAGCGTTTTGCCTGATGATTACGACGACAATAACAGCAATGAGGATATAAAAGTAACCGAGATGGGCAACTTTAACGGCGTGCGCTATTATAACATTGAAGGCGCTGGAATCATAACCAGCGCGAAAGTACGCGAGGACATACAGCCGGGCGATGTTTTCAACGTATACACAGCAGAGGATCGCAAATACGGCGTAACCTATGACGGTGTAAGCCTGGAAAGCAGTTTAAAAAACGATCTGCCCGGTATAATTGAGTTTAACGGCAAAATAGAATCGGGCACGCTTAGCGCTTCATCACATTATACCCCGCTTGCTGAAGGAGTGGAATTTTATGAGAAGGAAGTAAAGGGAAAGCGTTACACCGTCAAGGACAAACCGTTAAATCTTGGATATTACGGAATATTAGATAATTTGGACAACTGTATAATAGAATGCTATCCGACTAAGGAAGAAGCCGAAAAAGAGGCGGAAATACTTAACGGGTTTACGGATGGTAACGGACGATTAAAGACGGTCATTTAATTAGCTGAATATGGTTTTGTTGGTTTTGTTATTCGGTGCTGTGATATTCATTTCCGGCACCGACAGGGATAAGCTACGCGAATTTTTAAACAAAAATGATGAATCAGATAAGTTTTAAGGATATGACATCAAAAGAAGCATTAAAGCAATTGCAAGTATATTGTGCGGCAAATGGTTTCGCCCTCTATCCATCAAGTTTGCCGAAACAAACATACTCTATAATATTGGCGGATGGTGACAACGGCGAAATAACAACACGTTACCCGAATAAGCGTATAAGCGGGTATTTCACCCCGAAAGAGTTGTTAATATGGATCGAAGGATACCACGCAGCATTGCAAATAAAATAAAGTGATTATGAGAGTTTATTTTGCAGAAGTAAAAACAAGATATCAAGCGATTAAAGAATGTCCGTTTACGCCTTCAAATGTCGCCAAAGTGTGTGGAGGCTTCATGTGTTTTGAGTCTACGAGTGACTACAATACATGGAAAAACCAAAAGTAACCTATCGGCTTAACCGTGGTTCTTTGATGAATATATGGGAACTAGTTTTATAAACTTAAAAACATTAAATCATGAAGAGAGAAGAATTAAACAACATTTTGCGCAACTTGTTAGTTGCCGGAAATATTGTAACCGTACCATTTGAACAAATGAAAGATATTCGCAAGGAGTTAAACCGATTTGTGAAGCCTGTACAGATAGAGATTATTAAGAGTGATTTTGAAACGGTTTCATTTAGAGAGTTAAGATAATGAAATATATTGCCACATGTTAGCATAGACGTACGTTGGGGCTTTTTGCCAACATATCATCTTATGACACCCCGGCAGTAATACGGCTGCCGGGGTTGTGGGAAAAGGATATTAAAAACGAATAATTAAATAAAGGAGGAGCGATTATGTTTTTTATACTGGTTATAATTTGGTTAGCTTGCGGAGTTTGTGGCGAACTCACGGGACATGACAGATTCTAATCCTTTTTACATTTAATGATTTAGCACAATGACTAAGGAACGCAAAATTGTTGATGTTGTGAATAATAGTAGCGACCGAAACGAAAAACCTCGCAAAAAGAGAGGTGACTCGCAAAGATTTACTAAAGAAATATTCATAGAAAAAGCCATGAAAATTCATGGTGATAAATATGATTATTCAAAAGTAGAATACAAGAATTACCATACAAAGGTAGAAATAATATGTAGAAAACATGGGGCATTTATTCAAGCACCAGCACTTCATTTAAGCGGTGCGGCAGGTTGCCCTATGTGCGCACACGAAAAAACAGGTACGCGTTTTTCTGATACAATAGATAGTTTCATAAAAAAGTCAAAAGAAAAGTTTGGAGATAAATTTGATTATTCTAATGTTGTGTATAAAAATAGCAATAATCCAGTTGAACTAATTTGCCATAAACATGGAGCAATATCAATAAAACCAAACTATCATTTGCAATCACCTTATGGGTGCCCTATATGCGGCAAAGAGAACAGCAATTATAAAAGAAGAAAGACAACGGAAGACTTTATTGCGAAAGCAAATGAAGTTCATGGATTTAAATATGATTACTCTAAAACTGTGTATGTAAATCCAAAAAGAAAAGTTGAAATAATCTGCCCTATACATGGCTCTTTTCTGCAAGACCCTTCCGCTCATTTAATGGGAAATGGGTGCTGGAAATGTTCTTACAATGAACGTAAAAATATTATTTTCGGGGTTGGCATAAATGATTTAGAAGGTGCAACTATAAACGGGGAAATGCCTAAATCATATTGTGTTTGGCGCAATATGATACAAAGGTGCTATTCAAAAGAATTTCTTAAAAAGCGGACAAGTTACAAAGGATGTACGGTTTGTGAAGAATGGCATAAGTACTCTAACTTCAAGAAATGGTATGATGAAAATGTTCCAGAAGGCTATGATATTGACAAAGATTTATCACAATGCGGAAAACGTGGCATTTTGTACAGCCCAGAAACCTGCGTCGCTTTGCCTTCGGAATTGAATACATTAATAGTTAAGAACCGTTCTAAACGGGGGAAATACCCGATTGGAGTATCAGTTATGAATTATAAATACTATACAGCAGCTTACAGCGATGGCACACAACGAATATATATAGGCAGTTTTCCGGATGCACATTCGGCATTTCTTGCATACAAAAAGGCAAAAGAAAGCCATGTAAAGAAAATGGCAGACGAATATTTCTCAAAAGGTTTGATAACCGAACACGTTAAAGATTTACTTTATAAGTTTGAAGTATTTGAGGACGATTGATGCATGAAGGAAATGACAGGAAATAACGGTTTTTAAACCGAATTATCCGCCAAAGGTTGAAAGCCTTGCAAGTGGTGCAAGTTCCACGGGCGGAACTATTACTAACAATTAAATGATTGAATTATGAAACGAATTGCAATTTTGGCTTTATTATCATTAAGCCTATCATCATGTAGTGAATACTTCGATAAACAACAAAGTAAGAATAAACTAAAGAAAAAGTATTCTTTCGCATTAAATTACTATGTTGAAAGATTGTCCGAAACCGGGAATGCAATGGCTAAAATTAGCTATTATAATTGTCCGTTATTTGAATCATATAGAGATAGTGTGAACAAATACACAAGACTTTTAAATGAACTTGATTACTAACTTAAAAACAAAAGAATATGGGAACGAACAAACAACTAAGTATTAAGCAAATAATTTGCTATAACATTATAGCAGCCGAAAAAGTTGCCGGGGATGTGTGTCAAGGTCTTGCCATCAAGCTGGCGAAAGCGTTTATATACGATAGCCGTGATATTGATGCCGATGAAATCTCATACATTAGCCAACAATGCGAAATTGCGCTTCAAAATATATCCGAATTAGGGCTTACAGAAGCCAAGAACAACGAAACGAATAATATAATAGCGAATTTAATCTAAGGAGGGGAAATTTATGAAAGTAGTAGAATATGGTCGTGTATCCACTGACAAACAAACATTGGAGCAACAAAACAGAACCGTCCAAGAATGGTTGAAAAGAAACGGTTTAAAATCCGACATTGTGATAACGGAAGAAGGAATATCCGGCGGTGTAACCTATAAGAAACGGAAATTAGGAACTGATGTACTTCCATTACTGGAGGCTGGAGACATGCTGATAGTAGCCGAAATTTCCCGTTTGGGGCGTTCTATGAGCGATTTAAACAAACTTATCAATGATGAACTAAAACCGCGTAAAATACGTCTTGTAATTGTTCAAATGGGTATTGATTTAGATTGCGGTAATATAAAGGCAATGGACGAAATGATATTGTTTGCCTTTTCTTTTGCTGCCCAACTGGAAAAAGAACTTATACAGGAACGAACTAAATCAGCATTGGAAGTAAAGAAAAAACAAATTGAGGAAAATGGTTATTTCATTTCCAAAGCTGGAAACAAATGCACCTCTTTAGGCGGTACTACATCAGGTCAGGCAAAAGGTGGCAAGGTGAACGGGGAAAAGCGAAGGAAAGAAGCGATGGAAAATTCAACAAACCGAATTATCGCTGAATTACTTAGGGATGCAGTCACTCCGCAAGATGTTGACAAAGTAGCGGACAAGCTAAATGCAATGGGATTAAGGACGGCTACCAATAAAGAGTTTACACGGAATCGCCTTACCGCATTGCGCACTAAGATAAACAGACGTGCGGAATACGCTAAAAGTATGCTTTAAAACATACTTTATAAAACGAATTACTGATTTATAAATGATAATTTTGCAAACAATTAACGCTTAGCTATCGGCATGACGGGCAATTTATTATGAATCAAATTGAAGAATTTGTAAATGATGCGGAACAATTGATGGAAGCGATATTGAAAAACAATGTGAACGGTGAAGAAGTAGAAGTAGCCGCCACAACCAATCACCCTGACAGTAGCTACGGACAGGCTGTTTGGGTAGACGAAAAAGGAACGGCGTATTGCCAAGTAGGGATGGAAGCACCGTTTTACACAGTAATAAAAAAGTAAGGTTATGAAAACGAACGAATTTATACATAGAATAGAGAACGGAGAAGCAAAGGTTCTAACAGTTGAAGAAGCCAAGAAACTGAAAGGGAAGAAAATATATTGGTTCTATTTCGGATATTCAGGAAACGAAAACGAAGTGCAAGAAATGAAGGTCGGTGATATAGTATCAGAACTTGAATATTATTCAAGCCAACCTTGTGAAGGATATGAATCACGTGCTGACTATTGGAAGTCGTATATGTCAGAGAAACAACTTGAAACAGTAGACAAAACATTGATGCTGTTGGATTCTGACGGGAAGGACAAATTTATTAAAGCACATTTAAACATGAACTTCTTCGATGAGCCGACATTCACTTGTTCAGACGCTGATAGAGAGGTTTATTATCTGGTTATAGAATAAGGATTCGGTAAATTTTCCCCACCGAATTATTTTGGTGGGGATTTTTGTGTTATATAGCATATTCTTTTTCTTGACACAAAACTTAATTATTATATATTAGTTTATTAATTTTGCAGCGTTTTAATAAAAAGTTATATAATCATGAAGAAAATTTTGTTTTTACTGGCAATGTTGCCTATGTTGGTGTTTACCGCTTGTTCGGATGATGATGAAAACAGCTTGTCACTGGATAAGTCGGAGATTTCATTGTATTATGAGGATGAGATTAAGTTAACCGCTTCCGATAATGTTACATGGAGTTCAGAGGATGAGTTTGTGGCGAAGGTTAGTAGTAACGGTGTTGTTGAAGGCGGTCATGTTGGAAAAACTTTTATCGTGGCTTCCAATGGTTCTGAAACTGTAAAATGTGCTGTGGAAGTGAAACCGAAGTATAATACATTTGTTGAGCCTGTGTTGGACTTTGGAGCAAGTCAGGCTGATATAAAGGCTAAAGAGAAAAGGGAACTCATTAGTGAGACTGCAACAGGATTGGGATATAAGGATAGTAAGGATGGTGTTGCTATCTTATACATGTTTGAGGACGGTAAGATGGTTACGGCAGGTATTGGGTTGCAATATAAATACTCTGACGATATATTGGATTTTCTGTTGGAAAGATATGCTCCTGCCGCAATGGATAAAGATGAATATATTTTCACTTTCGTGAATGGGATGTCTGGGAGATGGACAATGAGCGTTTCTGTCCAGCTATCAAACAGTACGATATTAGTAGCATATATACCTAAAGATATTGTGTCAAAGAGTGCTTCAAATGAAGTTTCTAATATAATGGAACATGCGAGAATGATATTGGAGTAATTGAAATAGATATACTAATAAGAAAGCCACGCAGTTTATTATTGCGTGGCTTTGTCGTCTTAACTAAACGGTCTCGCTTCACAGTGATACATTATCTATAATATTGCAACGGAGGCACACTTAAGTTGTTCTCCGAGTTCTGATAAGGCGATTGATAGCGTCTTTAACTCATCCGGGGTAAAATCGGCAGGCTTGCCGTTTACTATATTGCCGTTTATCCGTTGATATAACCATTGCCGGGATTTTCCGAAATAATGCTCTGCAATATATGACATAGAAGCAAATCCCAGTATATTGTCAAGTTTTTGTTTGCGGTCAATAATCTTTGAGATTCTTTCAGCTTCTTCTATAGCCTCTTTCGCACCTTCCCTATACGCCTGTGCGAACTCTTTTCTTTCTGCCGAAGACAACGAAGCAAGGAACGCTTTAAATCGCTTGTCATATTCTGCCTTTTGTTCTTTGGTATTCACCAAGGCAAAATCGGCTTTCCATCTCTTAAGTTCCAATCTTACGTCCATGATATTTCGTTTTTTAGGTTGTCGGAAAAGGCATCCCCGCTATGGGGGATTGCCACTTTCCTTCAGCTTGTTTTTGGCGTCAATTAAGTCATCTAACGCGTCATTGACGCTTCCTTCAAGCTCCTCATCTGAAATCCAGTCGGTTTCCCGAATATCATCCCAGTAGAGGGAAAAGAAGCTAAGGTCTTTTTCCGCAGCTTCAATCCGAGCCTTTAGCTCTTCATCGTCATCACACATTGTGCACTCTGTCTAAATGACAATGCAAATATAATAACCTTTTGGTAATTATACAAGGAGATGGAGATTTTTTTTTAGTTTTTCTTTGCCATAAAATAAATTTTCCCCTCTTTTCTTTTTGTATTTCAAATAAAGGTTGTATATTTGCAGTGTTAAGACAAGGGCAACACTTGTATAAAGTTGCAAGTAAATATTAATAATATATGTCCGTAGAGGTGTAGTGTGTCAGTAATGACATACAACAATAGGCGTAAGCCCTTGTCTTAACAGCACCCACCTACGGACTTTCTTATTTTTATGTTAAGACAAGAAAACAAAATCTTCCAATACAATGGAAGTCCTATTACTTTTTATAAAGGCGATAGTGTAATGGTAAATGCCACAGAAATGGCTAAACCGTTTGGAAAACGTTGTAATGACTTTTTGTCAACAAAACAGACGAAGGAGTTAATTAGTTCATTATCAGCCAAAACGGGAATTTCCGCAACGGATTTAGTTACTGTAAATCAAGGAGGTAACAATCAAGGCACTTGGATGCATGAAGACCTTGCTTTGGTATTTGCACAATGGCTTTCTCCCGACTTCTATTTATGGTGCAACGACCGTATCAAGGAACTTCTTAAATACGGCATGACCGCCACACAGCCAACACTTGAACAAATGATTAATAATCCAGACTTGGTTATCAGTCTTGCGACACAGTTAAAGAATGAACGTGAGGAAAAGGCACGTTTGCAAGCCCAAGCTGAGCAACAACAAAAAATAATCGAACAGAAAGATGCTAAGATAGCAAAGATACAGCCCAAAGCCGACTTTGCTGACAAAGCCTTTGCGATGGAAGGAAAGTGCGACATAGGACAGGCAGCAAAGATACTCGGGCTACCTTTCGGAAGAAACACTCTTTTTAAGAAGTTAAGAGAGTTGGGAGTATTCTTTGCCAATCGCAATGAACCAAAACAAAAATACATTGATGCAGGATATTTCGAGATGAAAGAAAAGCCCGTCCCACGTGAAAATCACCCTGGATTTATAGTAATGGTAGTGCTTTGCACGCAGAAAGGTTTGGCTTACATCAATCACCTGTTTGGTGGTAAACCGTCTGACGGAAAACTTGCGAGAATAGTATAATCAATCAAACATAGTGTATGATTATAGCACTTCATTGACATGGAGTGCATAACTTTCACACCCAAAAAACGCAACATTGTTAATTTTTAGAAGTATGGAAACAAATAACGAAAACAAGAAAGAATACGATTTTACTTCACTTACTAAGTATTTTAACGAGTGGCAATCACCCAAGCAACTTGCGGATGATATAGCACGTGTGCTTTTCAATTATGCCACACTGATAGACTGTAATACCATAGATGAGTTCAAAAACGATGTGGTTACACTGCAATGTATCTACAAAGAAATAAATAGGATATCCGAGAAATAGTATTGGATTATGAATATTGCCACATGTTAGTATAGACACACGTTGAGGTTTCGACCAACGTTCAAATCAAAAGGCACTTTACTTATTGCAAGTGGAGTGCCTTTCATTACAGGCACAACGATATCACCCTTGCCAACACGACAAGAGGTATCAGCCTGTATATCCACCTCTCTATACGTTCCATCGCATCACAGCAAGTAAACGGCAGAAATACCAGTGAGGCACATCATCAGCATGTTCAAGCAATATGTTCAACTTATCTTCTTCCATATTCTGTTAACATAAAAAAAGCGGTAAAACCCGTTGGGGATTACCGCTTAATGCTAAATAGTTACTTTATTTTGCGTTTTTGAATATTTAATTTTATCTTTGCGCCATGAAGATAGCCCTTGATACATTGAAAGGCTACGTTGACCGTAGCTCACTAGTGTAGATGTATGGGGGGTATCTTTTTTTGCACCTTTAGATTGCAGAACAAAACTACAATTCGAAAAAATTATTTATCAATCTTTTTCATTTCCTTTGCTGTCATTTTAAGAGCTTTTTTAATTATAGGCAATTCTTTTTCTTGTGGCAACTGTTCAGGTTTGCGCCCAGTATTTTGTTCTACTATATTTCGGACTTGTCTTCCAACAGTATAGTGTGTTTGTTCTAAATTAGCTTGTCCAGATATTTGTTTACTCTTTATAAGCTCTTCGGTTTGGGTAACACGGAATAGATTGGCAGCAAGTTCGGTACGGCTCATTCTGTCAAATAGCTTTCCTTTTTTAACGCCACGTTTCTTTTCAAGCTTCCACGATTCCATATTATACATACCCAGATAACCTGCATTTTGAAACTTTGCATAATCAGTAACATTTGCGGCTTTTGCTGTTGAAGCGAGAGATTTGTTTCCATCTGCAAGTTCTTCACGTATTAGCACGCGGTCTATTTCCTGATTGTTTTCAATGTATAATTCAAATTTTCGTGTTTGCTGTGCGAAATAAGCTTGCGCCAATGCTACTTCTGGCTTCTTTGGATCGCCATTCATAGCAGCAAGATAACACGCAAAACGTGTAAGTTTGAAGTCTTGGAACTCAACACCATTATTATTGCGTTTCACAGCTATTATATTTTCATAATGAGGAATGTTGAGCGAAACAAAAGCCTTTGTCGCGCGGTCAAGAACTTTACAAAATGCTTTCATATCATTATATCCAAGCATAACCATTACTTCTGAGGCCCACCAATAAACGATGCCGTTTTGGTTTTTAAAGTCTTCAAAAGAAAGAATCGCATTGTTGTTTTCTTGTTCCATTTCCATCTATAATTTAAAATTCGGCTCAAAGATAGAATAAAGTATTTGTTATTCCAATAATATCATATAATTAAGATATATAATTTTATTGGATTTATGTATATAATTTCACGACTATTTTGTAAAAACGGTAATTCCAACAAGTCAAAGAACGCTTCTGTTCGATTATTATTTTTCCATTCCCTTTCTGCAATGTTCACATAAGAACTTTTTGGCTACAGGGAACATCTTTTGACCGACATATCCACTGAGATATTGCGCTTCCTCTCCATAAGGATCAATCCCGAAAGCCTTGGAGATATGCCGGCACAAATGACCTTTTTCGTGGTCCCACGAATTTTGAAACTCTTCGGGGGTAGAGGTTAGTGAGATAACCATTACTGTCTCTCTTTTCCTGTAGTCCGAATAGGTTAGACCGGTATTCATTCTGCCTTCGGTCAGATTGCGATACGCACGCTTGAGGGAATCCCCCCTGCATCCTATACGGTACAGGTCCATAATAATCCGATCCGCCCAATAGGTGTGTACCGCATAATACACTTTGACGTGCCAGTCTCCATATTTCGGTATGTAGAACTCCTGAACAATCATATCACATCCGACCAGATTACAGGAATCCCTTTACCTATACAGGTGGCAAAGAACTCGTCAAACGCCCTGCAAGGATCGCCATCAATATCATCAAGGTAGCATTTTATATGCTTGCACAAGTGTGCCTCGTCAACCAATGATTTTTTATAGAAATCCGCTTTCAGCATGTTTGCGACATAAGCAACGTCATAACCCTTGTCGTGCTCGATAGTAATTCCGTTCGCTTTCAGCATATCGTCCACTTCATCTTTGCTCCACGGCTCCAGCTTTTTCTCTTTGCCCGTGGCTTCGTCTTTCACCTTCATTTTTGAAACGGCCCATTCATAAAGTTTCTTGCTGAAATGAAAGCCGTATGCTTCCAGATATTCCCTCATGCCCGATGGAAATCTGCTGTATGTATCCAATCTCTGTTCCATAACCTTTATTTAAAAAGAGGGGCATTCCACCCCTCCACCATTAATAAAACTCACCGTTAGCGCGTCTGCGTCTGCGTTCGCCCATGTCATCCATACGCGGATATTCAGGAAAGTATCCGGGGTATCTGCGTTCATCCATGCCGGATGAGCTTCCACCACCTGAATAACTTCTCCCACCATCACGGAAACCCATCTCTCCGCGCATCTCTCTCATGGCTTTTTCGTAACCTTTGCGGCAGCCTTCCTTGTAGGCTTCCTCCACTTCGTCACCTCTCATACCGAAGCCGCGTCCGTAATCGTCACGCCCTTCTTCTAATATTTCCCACATTCCCATAATCATTTCTTGTTTTTAGATGCTTCAACCACTCCGAGCTGTTCCATTAACTTCTGATTCTGTGCAATGAGGTCAGCCATATTTTTGCTCATTTCTTGCATGTTCTTATCCATATTGGACATTTGCCCTTTCAATGCGGATATTTCCTGCTCCTGCTGTTGCTTGGCTGCAAATTCAGGGTTCAGCATGGCAAGCATCTGGTCACATACCCTAAGAAAGTTCTGATGATATTCCACACTTTTTAGGACATCCTCACTTTTCTGCTTCATGGTAAGGACCTCAGTATTCATTTCGTCTCTTGACCCTGTAATCAGCATCCCTGTCTTAATATCATCGGCAATATTGGCATTAGCCGGTATCTCTTGCAAATTGACATTCTGTCCGTTTATATTCACGACAAAATCAATAACCTGTACCGGCTGTGGATAAGGCATGTTGGGAACAGTCTTATATATGGTTTTTATGGGGCTTACATTAACGACCTGCCCACATTCCAAACTTGGATTTGCACCTCTATGAAGAAGATATAATGTACTGTTTACTCGTAAGTTCTGAAACATGATTGTTTAATTTTAAGGAGTGTGGTTATTCCCATTTTGGGAACCACCACAAAACTCCATGTTAATTATTACTTGCTCCGTAAAGAAGCGGTTTCTACTGTAGGAGCCGGAGCCGTTGTCGGTCTGTACCCTCCATTAACAAGATACAATTCGTTGGTGTACTTGTTATAATGAATCTCATAGATGCCGGTTCCAGCCAAGTTTGCAACAGTCACAGGCTCATTGTTATAAGCCATCAACGGTCTTGTGTCCCCATTAGTTCCTATCAATATCGGAAGTGTAGCAGTCGTGCCGGCAGGTATAGCCTGACGGAGGCTGATATAGAATCCTCCAACATAATCCCTGTTACGGAATGCGTGGTTAGGAAGTTCCAAAATAACATTCTCCGTGCCGACTGTTACAGCCACCGTAGGAAGAGTGTTGAAATTTGTTCTTCCGATTGATGGGAATAGGGATGGGAATCCTGTAAAAAAGTTAGGCCACATATCTACCTCCTTTCTTACCGGATTAACCCCAGTAGTTGTTGCAACCACATCCACTACGTCCGTATACAGCGTCACCCATATATGCACCGTAGGCGGCTGCACGGAAACAATCTGTATTAATAGCGGTTAAATTGGGGTATTGAACACTCACAGTATTGGGGAGCTTGCATTTGATTCCATCAACATCGCTTTGTAATGCCTGCAATCCGGCTGCCAAAGGAGCAATCTGTTGTCCTACTGCACTCAGGATAGTGGCGTTCTGATTACGCTGGGATATTTCGGCTGTTAAAGTAGCCTTTTCCGCAGTAAGAGATGCGATCTTGTCCTGCAATGCCTGATTTTGAATTGCATCAAGTTTAGCAAGGATAGCATTCGTGTTGGCAGTAGCACCGTCACGCAATGACAATGCATTGTTGTTCATTGTATTGGTAAGGGCATTCATTGATTCGCAATTCTGCAAACGTCCTTCATAGCCTTGTCTTTCAATAGCTGTTTGCGTTTTGCAGCAACAATCGGCAAGTTGAGTAAGAATAGACTGGTTGCCTGACTGCATAGCATTAATAATCTGGTTGGTTGACAATCCCACCTGATTACCTACTTGTGTAATGCTATTCTGCACATTGCATAATGCTGTCTGAACCTGTTGGGTAGAGCAGTTGAATGAAGAAGCCAATTGAGAGATAGCATTACCGTTACCCTGAATAGCTTGCATCAACAATTCGCGTCCTGCGTTTCCTGCCAATTCTGCCGGAAGTCCGTTAGCTCCGTTTCCTCCACGTCCACCGAACAAACCGCCACCATTGCCGTTCCACCCAAAGATACTTGCTATCACAACAAGCCAGATAATGCTCCACCATCCGTCCTGTCCTCCAAAGCCGTTGCCGTTATTCATCAAGGCAAGCAGGTTAGGGTCTATCCCCTTGTTCCCAAACATTCCGGGAAGCATGGCGGTAATGTCAAGCTTGCTACCGCCTGAACCTCCATTGCCTCCGTCTGAATTAAAAACATAAGTTCTTTCCATAAGTATTTGTATTTTGTATCCCGGTCAAAATTGACCGTATGCAAAAGTACATATGTTGTAACTCATGTAAAATCAGTTGTTTCCCAACAAATTCTTTATATTATCCCAATATATTCTCATCATTTTCCCACTCTCTATCCTCTCATGGAAATTAGATATCATGTAGTTGACTGCACGTTTGGTTTTGTGGATATGAGCGGCTATCTGTGAAGGGTACATGCCACTTTCGAAAAGAAGAGATACAAGAAGATACCGGGCATCCACTGTCTCCATATTCTTATCAGACGATAATATTTGGTCAACAGACACTTCTGTTTCTTTTGAAACAATATTAATTATTTTGGCAAAGATTTCTGACTTGCACATGTTTTTTCTGATTTTTTATTCTTATCTTTGCCATGCCACATAAAAAAACTTGATATATACATAAACAAAGCATAAGATACCGTGTTGAAGATATTAAGCCTCCAACGTACGGTGTCTTATGCTTTTTCAAATTTTTATGTGGCAATAATTATTTGAACGTTGGGGGCTTTTTTTTGATTCTAAGCCCCTGAAAGAATTACTTTTATTAAATGAGCTTTTCTATTATATGCCACACTTCTACCTGTGGCGGATAATACTTGATGTTGCTATTTCATCTTTTTACCTCCTTTCTGTTGATTACCATATTCTATAACTTATTCCTGCGATAACCGCAGGACAAAAGCCATCCTTGCCAAATCCATAACCGGCTGTTATCCCCAGACCCCATCTTCTAGGTCTTATCTTCACCGTGTGATAGATATCGTTTGTTACTGTCTGTGTTTTAGAGCAAACATAGATACTATCTAGGTTAGGTCTGTAACCACTCACATAAGCGATGTAATCACTATCTCTGTATATCTTCTGCTCAACAGGAAGAACAGTGTCTCCTACATGGATTGTATCACCATCATGCCAACACAGTATTGGAGAAGGAAGATAATACTTTACAGTATCTCTCTTTATAATGATACTTGTACTGAACACCGTATCCGTTCTTTCCTCTATAACTGCTTCGGGGGATGGCTTTACAAACCATCCTAAACCGAAAGCGAGTACAATTATTAATATATAAGGAAGCCATTTCATATTATTGTATTTAAATAAGTACCAATAGCAATGCTATCGCTATCGCAATCCATATATAGATCCTTTGTCTCATCCCTCAAATTTTATATCGTTGATACGGTTCATCCAACCACGTTTGAACTTGTTGTTTGCTGGGCGTTTCCGGCATATATCCTCGATGAAATCAAACCGTGCAATCTTGATCTGATCAAACAGTTCACGGGGATTACGGGAATTAACTGCGGCAAGTGTCTTAGGTCCGACAATGCCATCAGGAATCACACCAACCAAATCCTGCGGTACTTTAATACCATGTGCCCCAGAAGCCCATACAAAATCGCATACTATCTCTGCTATACTTTGGCTTTTTATTTCATCCGCATTCCATCTATCCCAATACAACATCTTCAAGATACTTTTCCAATCGTTATATGACAAATCCATCAACCTTTCGGTCGTAGGTTTGGGATAACCTTTTCTACGACAATATTCCTCATAGGTAGCCATTGTCACACCTACCATAGTTTGTCCTCCTAAATCATCGGGATCATCAGCCCATCCTGTTTTTCTTGCTCTTTGAAAAAGAGACTCATTGGTTTCATTGCTTTTCTTACTTATACCAGCTTCCCATTTTATAAGAAATGGTATGAAATGTTCAATATTAGCCATTTTTCTTTTCCTCCTTATCTTTAAATTATAAAATTACTATTATTTTTGTCGCAAAAAATATGGACTTATCAGAACTTATTAGAAGCTATACTCCTGAACAGAAAAATGTGTTTAGTGCTTTTCTCATCCAACTACCATTAATATTTACTATAATGTATTTATACATACCTGCTTTTAAATCCTTAGAGCTTTATTTGCAAGTAATTTTTGCCATATCTGCGTCTACATTATCTATTTATTATTCTTTTTGTTTGTTATGTTTATGCTCCGTTTGTTCCCGATACAGGTTTAATATGGAAATACCTATACTTATTATGCCAACATTGACAGCTGCATTTCTTTTACTGCGTTCGCCAGAAAGCTATTTAAACGGGCATGAATATGTATTAAGAATAGCGCTTAAATGCACGTCATATTTCTATGGATTCATCGGAATTACAGGATTCTTTTACCGAAAATGCGTAGATTATGGCATAAAGTGCAAAAGGCGCAATAAAAATAAAATCAATTAAACTCATTTCTTTTCCTCCTTTTTATTTTCTGTTATTATTTCATTTATATCCTCTTTTTCTACATCAAGCACCTTCTTACCAAACAGACCTAACGCCTTAAGCATATTAAAGCTGTATCCTTTGGGCTTCAATATATTTGATATGATAGAGCAAAATTCAATGAAGCAAACTAGCAAACAGGAGTATATGTCTATATCCCATTTGCTGCCGGATGCAATGTTTATCATGACAACCATACAAACAAAGGCGAAGTAGGTTACAAGTTTACCCATTGTGCGGCGTATTGCACTAGAGAAACGAACCTTTTCGCCCATCAAAAGGCTTTTCCTTATTCCAAAAGCCAAATCACATATCACTACCGCAAATGATACAATAATCCAAGGTATCATGTGCTCCAATGATTCTGCTATAAAACCGCTTACTATTACGGAGAAGCCACCCGGTATGGCTTGGGTTGTTATACTATCTCTTACCATCAGAATGATTATTTAAATGTATTAATTAATTAGTCACTTATGAATACTCTTAGTCCTGCTCCCCTTGAATTTGAATTTGGCGCGAATACACGGTCTATTCTATCTGAAATAATCTCCAAATATCCCGTCTGCGCTTTCAATTCAATTAGCATGGGGTTTGTTTCAGCTTGTGATTCCAAACTATATCGAGCGTCTAACAGATTTCTGATAGCTGTTATGTCAGTAGTTTGCTGGCTTACAAAGAACCTGATAGAGTTTAGTAATGCCTCAAGCGCCTCGGCGGTAGTCTCTGTTATACCTTGTATGCTTTGGGTGAGAGCGGACAGATTTGCTTTACCTCCGGGTTCCCATCCTATTTGGTTAAAAATTTCTTCTGCCGCCTCGTTATATTCACCAAACACTTCCTTCATCTTGTCAGACCAGTCTTTGATGGCTTCGGTATTAATATCATTCGGCTTTAAAAAATCCGTATATGCCTTTTGAAGTCTTTTATATTCCTCACTATTTTCTATCTCATCAGCAGCGGCATTTGCCTTTTTTGCGACACTTTTCACAACCGAATTATTGGCTGTGTTTCTTAGCTTGGTTATTTGGGCTTGAAGTTCAAAATACCTTTCTTGATCCTCTTGCTCCATATCTGTTCTTGTTGCAATTAGACTGTCAAATTCTTCAAACATAGGTTTTAAGAACTTGTCAGATAATCTTAGAAGTATCTGTTGTTTTACATAGTTTTCCATAAAATCATCAAAACTTTCTTGAAGTCCAGACAAGCCATCCCCTGTTTCTTGAAACGCTTCCAACCATGCCGATGCAAAATTCTCAGCCAATGTTTTGAAATTTTCATCGGAACCTACACCGCCAAGCTCCGCTATCATGTCATTAGCACTGTCAGCCAAAGTATCCCTGAGATCTTCAATCTGTTCCTGCCATTCGTTTATTTTATCCCAGTCAGTATCTTTCTTGTCTCTTTCGGCGGCTATCATGGCATTGAGAGATACTATCTGTTTGTTTATGTTCTCATCAAGTTCATTTCCATATTCTTGTAGCTTTGTTATATCCCATACATTGTCTATACTCTCTTTTAGCTTGTCGTATTCACGTTCCAGCTTCTTTATCTTTCTTTCATGTTCTTCTATTTCTTTTTGTAAATCTTTGTCATGGTTGCCGAATATAGATGAAAGAATGGTGGCTACAGCTTGTAATGCAATTAGTACCCATCCAATTGGTCCTAATGCAGCATTCATGGCAACACCCATCTCTTTTGCCGCTTCTGTACAAAGTCCTAATTGCAATTGAAACATTACTGCCTGTATAACTAAATCCCCAATAGTTCCGACCATGTTTAACAACCTCATACTTGTACTATCGGTGTCTTCTCCCATTGTTTCAAGGATAGACACTATGCTTCCCATTGCCTGTCGTCCCGCATTTCTTACAGAATCCCAGGCGGATTTCATGTATTCAAGGCTGCTTCTTGCATCTTTGAAGTATTTTAAATTCTTATTCGCATTTTCATTCTCCTTATTGTTGTCATTTATCGTGTCTTGTTTTGCTTTAACCATGCTTTCCAATACGGAAATAGATTGGTTATAAAGATCTTTGTTTTTTTCAATAAATGATGATTCAACTGAATCTTTTTCAATAGATTCTTTTTTTAGTGCTATAATCGTATTAAGGTCAGATATTTGCTGTTGTAAATTTGTATTTTCAATGTCATTCTCAGCAATTCTTTGTAGAAGCCCTTCTTCTGTTATACCTTGTGACTTTAGTTCTTTAATTTTTTCATACGATTTTAAGAACGATTCCAGAGGACTTCTCTTAAAAAGTTGTTCATCCATTTTGTTGTAGAAGTTCATCACTTCTTTTAGCTGGGATGGATCAAGATCCTTCATCTGCTCTTTTAACGTTTCAAGTTTGGCTTTCATATTCTCAATGGCTTTTGTTGAAACGTTTTCCAAGTTGTCGAACATATTCATATAGGTATCTGTACCCTTAAATGCCTTCCATGTATTTTCAGACGATTTCTTGTCATATTGTGCTTTCAAATTTTTGCTGTATTGTTCTTGCATTTCTTTTGTAAGCACATCCTTAAACGTCTTTGTTTGTTCATCATAGACTTTTGTATAAATTTTGCTTCTTTCTTTATAATACCACATATCTAACTGCAACTGGTCTGAAAGCTGTGTTTTATAAGCTTTAGTCAGTTCGATAACAAGGTCTTGACTGTTCTTTATACGCTGCTGGTTCAGCTTGTTCAAGTCTGCTAAATATTGCTTGTTGGCATCGGTATCAGCAATAAGGTATTCGCCTTTCGGGAATTTTTTCTGATATTCTGCTTCAATTCCTTTCTGCACATCGTCCAAGGTCTTGGCAAGTCCGGGGAACAAAGCCTGCACTTCGGCTTCGGACAGTCCTGCATCTTTCAGCTTCTGGTGTAAGTCTAAGCTGTTGAACATGGATTCAATGTTATCTTTAGTTTTGTCTAGCTGCTTTTTAAAATCATCTGCATCCTTTTCGTCAAACAAGACATTAGCATCTTTTTGTGCTCCTATCTTCTTCCTAAAGTCAGTAATAATCTTTGCAAGTTCCTGCAAAGCCTTTGCCGTATTTTCCTTATTAGGCAAGAATGCTTCCCCTATGATATTTTTAGGCATCTGAACATCTTTCAATTGGGATGCGTAGCGTTCCATGACTGTCTTAGCTGCCTTATCGCTGCCCATTACCTTATTCAGCTTCTCGTATTCCTTGTTAAGTTCTTTGATAAGAGAAATGCGTTCTGCTAATATGTCACGTTCATGTTTGGGGTTTGATTGAGGATCTTCTTGATTTATTCCTGGTCTAAGAGGAACTTTTATATCTCCCAAGTTATATATATCGTATGCAAGTTGCTTCTTTATATCAGACCATTGTTTGGAAAAATCTCCTTTATCTATTAAAATCTTAAATTGTTCTCTTGTCTTATTACCTTTTATTACCTCATCATTTACGGAATCAAAGATTTCACGTATTTCTTTAGTTGCTTCTTCTTTATCTTTCTCCAAATCTTTCTTTGTTCCAAGAAATGAGCTGGCGATAGAACTTTTCTTACCTGCAAAAAGAACACCATTCTGTAACTTCTCCAAGTAGTCTGCAAGTCTTTTGTAGTAGTCAATTAAATTCTCTCCTTCTTTCTTTCCTTTTACTAGTTCTTGTATGTATTCTTTTGCTCCTTTGCCTAAGGAGGTTGATTCTTCTGAAATCCTTAATAATTCAGCTTGTATTTTGTTACCCTTCGCTATAAAGTCATAGAAAGCGTTTTCGTATTCGTCTAAATCTGTTTCAATATCATCATTACCTATCAGCCATCCTTTCTTTCTGTTTTCTGCATAGTTGGCTTCAATCTTCCTAATATCTTCCAAGAATTCTGTATATTGTTTTTTATACTCTTCAAACTGTTCTTTTGCTTCTTTTTCTGATATATTAGGCTTTATCTCTATTTCAAATCCTTCATTATTCATCTCTTTTACAAGGGATGATAACGCTTTTCTTGTATCATTTTTAGCTATTTCGTCTATTTCTCCTATTCTTAACTGAGCTGTATAATATTTATTGCTACTTTCTCGTAACATTTTGTTGTATTGAGAATGCACATTCCACAACTCATTAACAAGTTGTAAAGCTGCTCCAAGTGCTATTAACGGAAATGATGTTTTGAACGCTAATCCCAAAGAACGTAATGCGGTTTCTGCTTTTGTAAAAGCAAAGGAAAGCAAGCTAACTCCATTTGCAGCGGCTTTTATCTTAGGGAGTAAAACCATTGAACCAACTACAATGCCAAACGCTTTTGCCACTTCGACAACTGTTTCCCAATTATCAATCAATACCTTAATAGAATCAATAGAACCTTTCAGTGTATCTTCGTTAGCCTTACCGATAGAGTTAAGCATCACATCAATACTGTCTTTCAAGTTGGAAATTTTACCCTGCAAAGTTTCGGCTTGAATTTCCTGCATATTGTAGAACAATCCTCCGCTGTCAGTTAACCGTTTGAAGATGTTCTCAATATCTTCAAAGGTTACTTTTCGTTTTGAAATCATATCCACAATTTGGGCAGTGGTATATGCTTCGCCTTTAACTTCTTCAAAGTAGCGTTGCAATTCTCCATACAAATTGATACCTGCTTCCGTAAACTGACGAACTTCCGTACCACGCAAATACGCTGCCGCTTTGACCTGCCCATAAGCAAGAATAAGTCTGCCCATATCAACACCTAAACCAGCGGATACATCGGCAAGTCGTTTTGTCGTGTCATATAACTTATCCGATTCAATACGGTATGCTGCAAGCTGTTTTGTGAATGTAACCAGTTCCTTAATTTGGAATGGCGATTTTACAGCAAGTTGGACGGTCTTGTTGAATATCTGGTCTGCTTGCGCTTTATTCTGTAAAATGGCTTCCAAGGAACGCTGCTGTAATTCAAATTCTCCACGTACATTTGCCAACTTACTGATATACCCTTCAATCTGTGATACGGAGAACACCAAGGCAAGCTGACGGCTTAATTGCCCGGCTGTATCCATTAGGTTGCGATGACGTGTAGCAAGCTGCTGTGATTTAATACCTGCATCAGTCAACGCTTGGTTGTGTTTTGCGATGGCTTGGTTTATCTGATTGAGCGTGCTTTTATAGTTGGCATCGGTAGTATTCAAAGATAAACGAGCTTTTTTTAGGTACTCTATTGCCGTGATTTGCCGTTGAAGTGTATTTGCTGTTTTAGAAAAGTCAAGCGCACCCTGTGCGGTTGTATTCTGTTTGTAGTTTTGCGCTTTTGCCAAGTCTGCCCCAGCCTTGTAAGCACGTCTGTCGGCTGCTTCTTTGCGTTGTGCCGCCTTTTCAGCCGATTGCGCCCTTTGTTCATCGGTTTGGCGTTGATAATCCAATTGCATTTTCATATAACGCATGGCTTCAACGATACCTTTCTGTCCGTATTGAGTTAAAGCCTTTGTGTTTTCAAGGTATCTTTTTAAGTCTGAAATACCCTCTTTTAACTGCGCTATATTTAAATTACCAATCTCTGCTTTCCCAAACTTACCTCCCCAAATCTTATTGGTTAAGTCCGCCGCACGTGAAAGGCTTTCGTTCATGGAAGAAACACCCCTTGCAGAGCCTTGTGCGGCTGTACCTATGTTTCCGACTGAATTGCTTGCCGTGTTCAGCGCACCTATCTTATTGGCTAACGAAGTGATTGCGCTCTCCAATTTGGAAGTATCTACTACCACACTGCCAAACCCGTTTTTCAACGCATCCGCAGCCGTATGTGCATGTTTCTCTATCTTCTCCAGCTTCTCATCGAAACTATCCAACTTCTTTAATACATCAGGGGTTATGTTGAGGAAAGCTCCTGCTTCGTTATTTGCCATATCGTTATCCTTTTTTATTAATTATGGGCATACCCAAATCATTCAAGTTCTTCAAATCGTCAACACTTCCTATTTTGCTGACCTTCTTCTTTTTCTTGTCCTTGTTTCCGTATTCTACATGGGAAAAATCAAACGAGCTTAACCGGACCTGTCCAATCGTCATTCCCCATAAATATTCTTCACGAGAGCACCAAGTGTTGGAGCGCAGAAAATCAATCATCTGCCCCCATTCGGTACGGGATATTATTAGCTTTGTTCCGTTTTCTTCATCTTCCTCGCCAGTGTCATCTCCCTCACGGTCTGAATCACATTGATACTCTCGAAAAAAAAATCCGTGCTTATGAGGTTAAGGATTTCACCGAGCAATAATGCCCAGTCCTTTATGTCGTATTCCCCCCACATTAGAAGGTCATAGACTTTGTGGTAGTCATCTGAAAGTTCTTTTTTCTCATAATCAGAGAATATCCTGTCCTTGTCATTGAGAAGTGCAAGCGTTATTACATGTGCCACTGCTGGTAGATTTACTGCAAACTCCTTGATAACATCTCCCATGCTCAGTTTCTCTCCTTTGACGATCCGGCACGCTTGTTCGGCTATAAGCCATTGAACACCGGGCTTTAATCCTTTGATACACCACTCCGTACCGTGGAGTTTCATAATACTTGGGCTGTCGTTCATTATCCTTGCCAAACGCTCCATTGATTCATTGGATACAGGAGTATGAGCTGTTACAGCGTCTTTCTTTGGTTGTGTATCTTTTTTCTTTGCTCTATATACTGCCATGATTATAAGCATGAAGGGCGGCGGCATATCCAGCCTACCGCCCTGTAAAACAATCTTCTTATCTATTATGGGTTATCCTGCCGATGGTAGGGTATAAGCGGAATCCACATAAAACGGAGTTCTGATAGTCTTTGCTCCATCGGCGACATTTGCATCATACGCTGTTCCTGCAAGACTGATACGTCCAATATTGGAGTTTAATGATTCAAGCATTAGCTTGGAATTAAGTTGTAATTTTGGAACCACAAATGCTGTCATCGTTTCCCCTTCCTCAAACACTACGTCAATCTTTGCATACAATTTCTTGTATTGAGCAGGAGCAAAGTATTTGGTAGAGACAGTAGTTCCAGCCGTAAATCCCATGAGAGCGATTAGCAGATCTTTTTGTGTATCTGCGACCTCAGCTGTAAATTGGTATTTGCCGAGTTTCACGATGGAAAGAATAGGACTGTCGGAAGTTTCACACTCGATGTCGTTTACATCATTATCGTCTTGAGCGATTGAAGTGGTATCTTCAACTACATCTTCAAGAATGTAAGAGTCACCCTTTGGCACGTCGTTTTCTTCAGTACCAGTGAACAGAGTTGCCACGATATAAGAAGGTTTGATAACTTTTTTGGCTGTTGCGCCTGTGTTCTTTACTGTCATAATTTTAAAGTGTTATCTTGTTAATAATCTGTTTATCTTATTGTTATCCCGATATTGTACACATTGCAATAGAAGTTTCCGGAATTTTTACTTTCTTTCCCTATCAGTTCACAGCTTGTTATGACGAAATGCTTGTCGTTGGATTGGTCAATTGCCGAGAATAGTGTTTTTTCCATGTCGAACAGTTTTTTTACTGGCTTTGATCCCAAACTGTCCGTGGACTTCGCATAGAGGAATATGTTGGCGGAACATTTCGCCTCTCCTCCGTAATCATTCACGCTAAGAACATCTACAACGATCATGTCCGTGCTGTCACTACTTATTGTCAGCGGTGTTTCATCAAAAGAGATTATTGATGAAATCTTTGCTTTTGTAAGTAACATGGATAGAAAATTCTCTATCATGCTGCCAGTTTTATATAAATCATTCATATATTGTCTTGTTTACCGTGACTGATAATGCCGAACTTCGCGTTCTTGAATTTCCGTGATAATGCCTTAACTTCATTACGCGCCACTGCTATCACTTCATATTTCTTCTTCACGTTACCTTCTGCATTTTGTAGTATTTCTCCGTAAGGCATGGCGGCTACAACTACCAAATCAATTCCCGGATGTGGCTTATATTTGGATTCCAAGTATTCAACCACTGCTTCATAACCGGTAATTTCCTCACCATACCATTTTTTCTTTATTCCGGGAGAACTGGCAGTATATCCCTTTCTGGCAAGCTTTCCGTCAACATATACTCCCCAACCGTAACTATCTCTCAAATTGAGGCTTCGGTAGGTATAGGAAACTTTAGACAGTTCCTTGGCCACTATCTTCTGTCCCTCGTTTGCGAGTAAATCAACAATACGGGTGATTGCACTTTGCTTGGTCTTTGCCATACTTAACCTACTTCACTCATTTTGATGTTAACTTTCACGCCACCAAGCTGGCTAATTTCCATTCCTATAACACGACCGTTAATGCCTATTCCGTAACTTTCCTTTGGACATCTAAACATATCTCCAATTTTTACAGGTGAAATGCTACTTTTTTTTAATGGGAAAAACACGTTATAGTCTGCCATGATAGTGCCGCCATTGAACATCTTGGAGGCTTGCTGTATATCGCATTCGGTTTCAAGAAGGATGGTTTCTTCCAAAGTTTCCGTATTCCCTTCGTTTTTCTCAGTTATTTTCGCATTGAGAGAACCATCCGTATCTTCACCGCCTAGCAAATCACCGTCAAGCAATCCTCCGTTACCGAGAAGGTCTCCGTCCTCCGGCTTTTTCGTTATCACGGTGTAGAATATGCCATGAAACGGATATTCTGCTATTGCTTTTCTTTTGAGACGCATAAGCTATACATCTAATGAATTTTCATTGACCCAACTCATACTACCCGAATCCATGCTTCCCAACGCTTCTTCTTCACCATACTTTTTGTACAGTGCTTTCAGACGGTCTTTCAAGTTTTGGATTATGGGAGCCGTTACCGTTTCACTGCCTACGTCCTGTCTATAACTGCCATGCTGGAGTGATGATGAAGCCACAGACCACGGACCGTTAATGACAAGCTCATATAGTGCGATAAGGCAATGGTCTTTAGTGCGTTCGTCTATTTCGGAACGGTCTGAAATAAACATCAAACCGTTTTCGTATGCGATATTTTCAAGCGCATCATCTTCAAAGACAAATCTCGTAAGCCCATTGAGGTATGCTATCGGGTCAAATGATTTTTCCATAACTGCTACTGTTGCAATGTGTTGTACATTAATCGTCTGCCTGACTTGTGTCTACAATGACGTGATTGCGGAATGTTTTCAGTGCAGGACAAGCCGACATCATCACATCCGTATGCCATTCCTTATACAGCCCGTTGTTTGTCGTTGTATTCACAATCGTGCAGAGACCATCATTAGCCTGAGCAAAAATTTTAGTTATTACGCTTGAACCATACTTGTCAAACATCTGTTTGTCTAAGTTATTGGTGTATTCAAACTCACAAGCATATCCGGCAGGACGGAGAACTGCAATCTTATCATCCCAACCTTGCACGAATGTGTCTCCAGTATTGGTAAGATTACGCTCACGCTCTTCTACAATTTCAATTGGAGATACACCGGGATAATCACGGAAAGCTGCTAAGAACAACTCACGTGTAGTAGGCGCAGTAGCGGTTGTTGCGATGTAAGCTAAAGGATTTTTCTTGAAACTTTCAATCAATTCCTTAACTTCGGCATTTTGCAACATTACTTCGTAAAACATCTTGCGTGTAACCTGCCATTCCATTGCACCTTCATATCCCCATTTTTCACGATATTTTTTCTCCTTTTCCGCCATTTGGCTCAGAATCTTGCATTCAGCGTCAGTCCACACCTTAGTTCCTGCTTTAGTGAAATTTTCATCCGGAATGTCTGCTTTGTGCAACGGAATTTGAATACCACGTGCGATATTGCGGTAGTCGATATTACCTTTAGACATTAACTGTGCAGTCATGAAGTTCATGGTTGCGTCCGCACTATCAAGCTGGGACTGTAATGTATGTACCCAAGCGGCTACCAAATCGGCATCGTTTCCAAACAACTCAAACTGTTGTTCTTTTGCTTCACGTTCCATAGCTGTTTCAACGAAACCGGGAGCGATAAAATCAGGAATGGATGCGGTGTACCAGTACAGACCGTCCTTATCCATTTGATTACTGTCACCAAGAGGTGCACGCAAATCCATCAAAGGAGCGGCTTTCAAGTCACGTCCTTTCACAGAAAAAGTAGCGATGCCATTAGGGGCGGTAGGTGTGGGAGCACCAGCTTTTACACCTTGAGTCTTGTACCAACCATAATTAGTGTATAGCAGACCTTCTGTATTGACAAAGGATTGCAAGAAACGTTGATTGGTCTTGTCAGAAAAAAATCTTGCATATCTGCTGTTATTAAAATCAAATTTAGGCATAGTCTCGTCAATTTTAAATGTTAAACCAACCCTTAACCTTGCTCTTGTTCAAAGCTTTTAATGCAGCCGAAAGAGGTTGCATACGGTCTTCGTAGAGGAATACATCTCCTAATGCCAATGCAGGAGTGATAAGGTATCTTGCACCATCGAAATCATCTTCGGATGTAGCTGGGTCAAAAACAAAATCAAAGTCGCAGGGAAGGTATGAGTTAGGATTAGTAACCATCGCTTCTTTACCAGAGCCTGTTTCTTTCGCTTCAACAAGGACAGATGAAGTTGTTAATGATCCGAGGGCTGCGCTCAATGTAACTTTCCAAACATCGCCAGCCGTTCCGTCAGTCGCTTTTTCAACGGCTGTAATTGTTACCGCTGTGCCTTTTTCTGTCAATGTAGAAGGTGCTACCATGAGGATATCCCCTACGAATGGGATAAGAGAATATCCGTCTCTTTTCAGGTAAATATCTGTGTCTGTAGATTCAGTTGTAGCTTTTGCAACCGCATACGATTTTAGGATACGTATTTCGCTTCCATTAGAACCATTACTGGGAATATATTCAGCGAGCGTTCCGGCAAAAGCTCTTGCATTACCTTTGAATGGGTTTTTAACAATTCCACCACTGGTAGGAAATACAAGTGCGTCCTTTCCGCTCATCTGTAACTTCACGAATACATAGCGGTGTCCACCAATGCTTCCGCGAGCCTGAACCAATGCTCTACCGGGAAGGTAGCCACTGTTCAATAGAATTTGCTGATAAAAATCTGACATTTTCTTTTTGGTTTAAATTATTATTACTTTTCTTCTCTGTGCGATTGCTTCTTTACGACAGCAACCACATCGGCAAAGTCATCGGTCTTTTCCTTACCGCTTCCCGTGCCTCCTGGAGTGATGTCAGGTGGAGTGTTAGCATTAAACTTATTGTAGCTCTTGAGCAGTCTTTCTGTGAGAGCATCAACATCTGTTTCAGAATCAATGTGAATCAATTCGAGTTGGTCGTTAATCCAATCCTCGTTCTTGACTTCTTTCCCTTTTAAGGCTAATTTGAGTTGATTGCGTTTGTCTGAGATAGCTTTTACCTTTTTCTCTTCCTCACGCTCTGATTTCAAATCTTGGAGTTCTTTGAGCAACTTATCCAGTTTGCTTTCGTCTCCTTTGTCATCCTTGTTATCACTTCTATCGTCCTTGTTCGGATGATTCTTTTCCCACTCTTTTATAAATTTTGAGTTGTCATTTCGTATGTTGTTATCGTCCTCTTGTAAGTCATCCAAGTAGTCGGCAACAACATCATCCAGTTCCAACTCGTCCTTATCACTCGCTTTCTCCAACCGCTTGTAGATTCTTTCTACTTTGCCGTTGAAACTTCTCTCACTCATAGCTAAGTTTTTCTTGCCGTTGTTGGTGAGTTTCACTTTCAGTGCTTCTGAAAATTGCTCTTTCGTAAACTTCATACACTATATGTTTTATAATGATTATATGCGAAAGTAATGCTTTAATAAAAAGGTATAACTATAAAAAAATCACTGTATTTATCACTATGATAAATAGACATTGGTTTAAGTATATATTACCTTATTATTAAGAGGTATTTTTGCTCTTGATGAAAGAGCAAGAAGTACATAGAGAAGTCGTAATCAAGCCGCAAGAAGGATTCCAAATGCAGTTTGCGTCATCATGTGTGGACGTAGTGTTTGGTGGTGGGAATCTTGGCGGGGGCAAAGGGGCATTGCTTGATTCTCATATAGTAACTCCATACGGTTTAAGGAAACTTAGAGATATTGAAGTAGGTAGTATTATATCTAACCCTGACACGGGTGGGCAAGAAAGGGTAATATATCTACATCCCATATCTATGTTTCCATTTTATAGAATATCCTTCTCTGATGGTACATATATGGATTGTACAGAAGGACATCTTTGGAAAGCAAGAGTTGCAGGAAAACAATCAAAGCGTAGAAACTCCGATATGGAGAAAGAGAAATACGATGGTTGGAGATTGATGTCTGCTATACAAATATATGAGTGGATGAAAAATAAGAACAATGGAATGTATAAAGGGAAGAATCTTAATATACCATTACCCGAACCTGTTCAATTTACTCGACCTATCACTCCTACGACTCCACGACCGATTGCACCGTATGTTCTGGGCGCGCTAATTGGCGACGGATGTATGAGCGAAAGTATATGTAATAGATGTATATACTTATGTACACCCGATGAATTTATCGTTGACAAATTCAAATCCTATGGCTATGATATGTCGAAGAGATATACTAAGGATGGAGAAATTTGCGCAACTTATGTTATAGGCAATAATAATATAGTAGAGGATATAAAAACATTAAAAATGAATGGATGTACTGCTGAAAATAAGTTCATCCCTAAGTTTTATAAATACTCTACAATAGAAGAAAGAAAAAATTTACTGCGTGGACTTCTTGATACAGACGGATATGTGGATGATAGAGGACATTTGAGTTACACAACAATAAGCAAGCAGCTTTCAGAAGATGTAGCATTTGTTGTACGCTCTTTGGGCGGCAGAGCTTCCATAACTTCTAAGAAAGCAGGATATAAGGATGGGAACGGAATATTCCATCCATGCAATGAAGCATATACGGTTTGGATATGTACAAAATTCAATGACGAAATAGTTTCATTGCCAAAAAAGAAAAACAGAGTCAAAAAATATGGGTATGTAGAAATAGACAAAGACTTGAAACTTGAAAAAACGATAGTCAGTGCGGAATACATTGGAGTGAAAGAAGGAAGATGTATTTCTGTTGACAATCCAAGTGGTCTATATATGGTTGATGATTTTACAGTTACCCACAATTCATTTGCTCTTGTTCTCGCTCTTGCAGAGCCATTAATGACAGATGGGGATTTCCGTGCGGTTATTACACGTAGGTCTTTGCAGTCGCAAAAGACGGGAGGTTCATTCGTAGATACATTCAAGGCTATATTCGGTGACTATTGTTCTGTAAAGACTGCCGATAGTCCTCGCGTATCATTCCCAAGTGGTGCGTATTGCGACTTGACCTATATAGATGATACTAATCTTGACAAAATGCGTGAGCAATGGAAAGGTAAACAGATTGATGCGATATGTATTGATGAGATTACCGAAATGTCTTGGGAAGCATTCAGCTATGTGCAGACCCGTAACCGTGGACGTTCAAAGACGTTTACGGGAAAGTTCTTTGCTACCCTTAACCCGAAACGTAGCCATTGGACGAGAAAGTTCTTGGATTGGTACATTGGGGTTGACGGTTTTATTATGCCGGATAGAAACGGGAAAGTGAGATACTTCTATGTTAACGGTTCTACCGTTGATGATGTGGTTTGGGGTGATTCCAAAGAAGAAGTTTATGCTAAGTGTAAGATAGATATTGATAGAAAACTTGCCCGTATTGGAGGTGATTTTGACTATACGAATATGATTAAGTCATTCGTATTCTATCAAGGTAAGCTATCTGAAAATAGGGCTATGCTTGAAAATAATCCTAATTACATAGGCTCTGTTGCCGCTTCGGGCGGTAAAATGGCACAAGCTATCATTGAGGGAAACTTCAACGTTGACCCCGAAGAAAACGAAAAGATACCTATTCCATCCACTTCCGCGCAAGGCGTATTCAACAACAACCCAGCCGTGAACGGTGACAAATGGATTACCGTGGATTTGGCGGATTATGGTACAGACAACCTTGTTGCACTTGCATGGGATGGATTTCACGCATACGACATTCTCATTCTTAGCAAGTCCACTCCGAGAGAAAACGCTATGGCAGTGAAGACATTTGCATTTGAGCATGGAACAGCTGAAAGCCATATCATTTTTGACGCGACTGCCGGACGGTATTTTAATGATTACATTCCCGATGCAGTACCTTATATCTCACTAAATAAACCTTTCGGGCTTTACCAACTTACCGCAATGACAGTAAAGGATATGTGCTATATCAGATTATGCAAGATGATCGAGGAAGGTAATCTAACCTTTGACGATAAACTTGCCGTACAGACATACACTCACCAGAACCTGAAATACAAAGTGACGGTTGAGAACGAGTTTATGGAAGAATGCTCTGTTGTACGGTTTGATGATATGCAGAGCGGAAAGAAACGGCTTTGGAACAAGAAGAAAATGAATCAGATGTTGGGGAAAGGCAGATCGATGGACTTGTTAGACCCATGCGCTATGAGAATGCTTCCGTGCGCTAACATTGAATACGGGAATGAGATTCAAGCAGGGTATTACAATCACGAAGAAGAAACCAAACAAGCGTTCCATGCACAGACAGAAGGAAGTATTTACGATGAACATTTATGGTATTAGGTTAGGAAATGATTAGTTACAATGACATAAAGGATATTCTCAATTCCCTTAAAACAGAAGGAATTGAAGCAAGGGTAAGAGATGTTGCCTATTTGGTAATGTGTGATTCTTTCGTAGATAAGGCTCTTGCTGCAAAGGTTGCTTACCAAGAAGATGAAAAGCCTTCAAACAAGGTGTTATCCATGCTTGCCGAGAAACTGAAACCTTTCGGCATCGGTGCTATCACTACCATATCTAAAGATGAGAACCGAGAAGCATTGCTGAAAGAAATATCGGAGATGAAACAGATTGCTGACGATGCGAAAACAAGTGGAGATTCAGACACTTTTATCAAAGCAAGTAAGGTCGTGTTGGATGCACGCGTGAAGCTGAACGATAAATTCAATATTGAAGAGGAAGAGGGGCAGAAGCGAATAATCGTTGTTCCGCAGAAGCACGACATTATCTGCAAATGGACTTCGAGAGAGTGTTCTGCAATGCCGAGCAAGGAAGCCTGTATGAAGTATTACAACCTAATTGATGCGGAAAAATGACACGGGAAGAGAAAAAAACATATCTATTGCGGAACGTAAATGCCTTGTTGCAGAAGAAACCGTTTTTCAGAGGAAGTGACACTTGCTCTACAAACGACTATTCCGACGGTCAGTCCGCAACCATTACCGAAACACGCACGGCAAGGCTTCCGAATGTAAAAAAGAATATCGTTTCGCAGGAAAAGTTTCTGAAAGAGCTTGACCCGATGAGCCATGAGGTATTATTTGATCAAAACTTGCCGAGCATTTGCGTCAAGTTAGAAGATGGGGGATATCAGGAAATCAAGTTCCAGCGCACGGCATTAGCTTTCCAAGAACAGATACTGGCGAGCCACGTAATCTACCTTTGCGGAAATCCCTGTACATTGTCTTTGAGAGGTGGCACTCCTTCCGAGAAAGATAAAGCCAACTATTCCACAATCAAGGAGTATTGGGTAGACAGGAATATGGATGGATGGCGTACAAAGGCAGTCCGTTCGCAGCTTGCCACAGGCGATGCCGGACTTCTGTTCTATTATGACTATAAGGGACGTATCAAATGCCGTCTGATAAGCTATGAGGATGGTTACGTTATCATATCGCACAATGACAACAACGGCGACAGGCTTCTTGAAAGCGTCTACTATGCCGATGAAAACGGTGTGGAATATATTGACAGCTACGATGATACCTACATGTACCGTATGCACACGCCAAGAGACGGTGAAGAAGCCGCAGAGGACGGTTTTGTAAGGGAAACTCCGATTGAGCACGGTTTCAGCGAGATACCATTGTGCACCAAACGTGGTGATGTGGCGTGGAACAACGGTCAAAGCCTTATTGAGATTTACGAGATTATCTATAACATCTTCTTTGTCATTCAGAAAAGGCATGGCTGGGGAATACTGTATATCAAAGGAAATATATCCGAGACAACCAAGAAACTTGCCGGAAGTATCATTTTGCAGGACAAGTCAATGGACGGGAACGGAAGTGCAGAGTTTAAAGCACCCCCCAGTCCGCAAGGAATGCTTGACAGTCTGCAAGACCTGTTCGAGAAGATACAGATAAACACTTCCTGCACTTTCCTTTTACCGAAGGATGTCAAGTCGAGCGGTGACATAAGCGCACTGGCTATCACGCTTACCCGTGACTTGGACTTGAAGAACGCCCAACAGGGTGTTATCGAGTGGCAGAATTTCGCCGACAAGATGATGCGTCTGTTCAAGGAAGGGCTTGCCAAAGAGCTTGTAAACAAAAGTGAAAATCTTAATGCCGTCACCGAGTTTAAAAAACTTCGTGTTAGCTGTAAGTTCAAAATATGGCAACCGTTCAGCGCAACGGAGTATAATAACATACTTATCTCAATGAAGCAAGCCGGCATTCTTTCCACAAAAACAGCCATTGAGAAAAACACCGAATCCGTTCCCGATGAAGAACAACGTATAGCAAAGGAGAAGGAAGAGGCTCAAAAGCTGTTGGAGAAACAGCAAAAAAAGGACAAAGGAGTTACGGAACAAATTGATGTGGTAAAAGAATAAATGGAAAAGGAAAGTCTGTACATATTAAAACTTGATACGCAAGGAAGTAAAGTAAAATTTCCGAATGCTGATATGCCTGCAAAATTAGGTGAGTACACCTATACGGCACAACGTATGGCAGGAACTCCCACACTGACCGCTACACTGAACTATCCTTCATGCTTAGACGAACTATGGACAGGAGAAGAGTTTGTTGAGTTTAGGGGGGAAAAATATTATATTGACCAAGTGCCTACATCCTCAAAGGACAACAAGAGTATCATGTACAAGCATGAGCTTCAATTCGTTTCAGAACGTATCGTGCTGGAAAACGTATATTTCATGGACGTGGTGACAGCCGGGGAAGACACGTATCACTCCAATTCCACTTCCGTCAAGTTCATGGGGGATATAAACGAGTTTGTTGGTCGCCTTAACGCTTCAATGGCAAAATCGGGTATCGGATATTCGATAGTGATTGATGAAGATATTACTTCTGAAAGCAAACTTGTTTCTCTTGACAGCGTATACCTTGCAGAAGCGTTACAGTCCATATATACCATATACGAACTTCCTTATTACTTTGTAGGTAAGGTTTGTCACATAGGATATACAGAGAATGTAATTTCTACTCCTTTCGAGTACAAGAAAGGGCTTGTATCAATAAAAAAGACAAACGCCAATTATAAGACCGTCAATCGCGTTACTGGTGTTGGTAGCTCTGACAACATACCTTTCTACTATCCGAATGATGATGAAAAAGGTACTATAGAACGCACGCAAAACCTTATGCCTTCCATTTATAGACAAACAAATGGAGCGGAAAGATTCTACAATGCACTTAACGATACGTATAAAATACCCGGTACAAATGATTACTATTTTTTCAAAAATACATATTCTTCTAAGAGAGTAAAAGAGATAAAGGTAGATTTTAGCGATATAAAGCCTACCATAGAAAATGTAACAAACGCTTCGGGACAGTTATTTGGTGAGATTGCGGATATTGCTTTTGATGATAACGATAGTGACGAACTCGGAACAGGAGAAGGGAATAATATATTCAATGGCACGGATGAGTATGTACATTCTTATTTCTACATAAAATTACATATATATAATGGGGATTACGGTTTTAACCTGTTCGAACAAGGTTTGGAAGGTGGTACGGCTGTAATCAATATGACTACGGGTAATTGTGCTGCTTGCGAGTTTGAAATAGGAGTTACCTATAAGGACAATGAGCCGGGAAGGGCATTCAATCCTGTATTGGTGGATTCTTCCGGGAACTTACCAGCAGGAGATTTTGAACAGAAGGTTACTTCACAAACATCCCAATATATAGAAAGCCAACAAAACACTTCTACAAATGAGGTTTGGATTGCGGTAAAAAAGGACAATACTACTTTCGGGGTTGTTATGCCTAATGCCACAAATAACTATAAACCTTCTGTTGGGGATAAGTTTGTGATTACAGGTATTAAAATGCCGAAATCTCTTGTGCTTGCCGCCGAGAAGAGATTAGATGAGGCGTTGATAAAGTATATGTCTGAAAACAACGATGAGAAGTTCTCTTTTTCTGTAAGTTTCTCACGTGTCTTCCTTGCAGAAAACAGTATGTTAGCTGGTCTGTTGAATGAGAACTCGCGTATATACATAAAGTATAATGATAAGGAATACTTCATGTATGTGAACTCATTTACTTGTAAGGCGGATAAAAATTGCCTGTATGATATATCCGTGGAGCTAACAGATAAGTTGTCCGCCAATGTTTCCGCTTTGAGAAGTACGATTACAGAGATAGCCGGGGATATCATAGGTGAGAGGATGGGTGTCTCTCTCAACGTGTCAGATATTCTTGGCAGAATATCCCGTTATTTTATCTCAAAGATAAATAACGACACGGCCAACGGTCTGATCACTTTCTTGAAAGGTCTTTTGATAGGTAAGAACGGTAGTGGAATTACTGTACTTGAGAACGGTATGTCACAGGCTGTTGTTGATTATCTGTATGTCAAGGTCAAAGCCGTTTTTGACGAGCTTGAAGTAAAGAAGAAGACGTATGTAGGTGGTGAGCAGGTGATTTCCCATGCAGGCATGAAATGCAACCGTGTGGATGAGTTGGATGATGTCTACCGTTGTTATTTCAAGGAAGAGGAAGACGGAATTGAGATAGAGAACCAGTTTACTCCGGGATCTCTTGCCATAGCCCAGGAGTGCAATATCAAGACAGGCGTTTCTCATCATGTCGGCAACCGCTATTACTGGCGGTTGGTCACAGCAGTGGGTGAGAACTATATAGACTTGTCCAAGACCGTATGTGATCCTAATGTCGAGAACGATGTTCCGGTGGCAGGTGATGATATCGTGGGATTGGGCCATAAGACCGATATCACCCGACAGGCGGCGATAATTCTCTCTTCGGTGAACGAAGTTTCTCCGTCCATCATCATGTATCAGGGTATTAATGATTTTACCTTGACCGGGAAAGATGTTATATCTTTTGATTTTGACAAATCTACCGGCAAGGCCCGGATGAAGGTGTACGGAGATACATATATTGGCGACAAGGACCGGACCACTTACATGGAATACACTCAGGATAAAGGTGTTGATATCAAGGGTATGTTCCACATCGAAAAAGGCTCCACCGGATGGAAGAATATGGAAGGCTTGCCGGATGAGATACAGGCGGCCGCAGATCTTGCCCAAGAGGCCAAGGATGCGATAGACAATGCGGCTGTCGGAAGTGTCAATCTGTTGCGCAATTCCGGGTTTACAGGAGATTATGAAACAGAGGACCTGTCTGCCGCTACCGAGCTATCGGCGGATACCGAACTTTTTAGCAAGCAACTGGAATATTGGACGGGTGTGGCTACCGTATCTGCGGACAGTGATGCCGGCTCCGGGTACTCTGCCGCAATCGGTAGTTTGTCCCAGTCCGTATCATTGATTAAAGGAGAAAGTTATGTTATCAGTTATAAAGCAAAGGGTACGTCTGTGTCTGTTTCGTGCGGTTCTTTCAGTGTTTCTCAACCTCTCACATCCTCTTATCAGAGATATACCCATAAGATCACCTTCAATGGCAGTGGTATATTTCTTATCAGTGGTACCGCAACCGTTTGTGACCTTCAGTTAGAGCGTGGAACCATCGCTACTGACTGGAAGCCTTCAATTCTTGACAATGACAAGGCAACAGCCGGTTTCCAGTCAATCAATTATATCGCCAGCGCAATCAAGGATGGATCTGTGGATATCCTTGGTGGTTTGATACTGGCCAATATGATCCAGTTAGGCAACTACAAGGATGGCAAGTTACAGAAGGTCACTGCCGGAGTAAGCGGCATATACAATGACGATGATGATGTGGCATTTTGGGCAGGTGGCACGTTACAACAGGCTATATTGACCGTGATGAGGTTCCGTAATGATCCGAATTATCAACCTACCGATGAAGAATGGGCGAATATGGCGAACTTTGTTGCCACTCATGGTGGCGATACGTTCCTTCGTGGCTATATTTATGCATTGGGTGGTAAGTTCAGAGGTGTGGTTGAAGCCTTGGGCGGATTTTTCCGCGGAAAAGTAGAAACATCTGTTGACGGGAAACGCATTGTCATTGATCCGGATAAAAATACTCTTGAAATGTACACGACTGAAGGACATGCCACCTTGATATTAAGGTTCGACACATCATCAGACGGATGGGAGTATGGTGATTTGATTCTACGGAAATATGTAGGGGACCAATTGATACAAGAAACGACTGTATATCCGGAACGTATCAGAATACAGAATCATGTGGAAAATACGGATATTATTCTTACTCCCAATAACGTTTCTTTCTATGGCTCTAAAGGTGAAACTCTGTTGGTTGGGATGAAACCGGTATATGACGGGGGGGCTGTGTCTAAATATGTGGCAAATATTGAATGCAGTAATTGGCCGTCTAAAGATAACGTCAGCTCCGGGCAGGTATATGTGGAATATGAAACACTTGAAGGAATAGTGACAAATGGAGTGTTAAAGGTAAGAAAGTGATATGGAACTGAATAGTATTAACAAGACAGGTACTTGGAGTGAGGCGGCAGACCGTCTTAACAACAACTTCAGCAAGACCTCCACCGAAGTGGAAAAGGTCAAGCAGAACGGCATCCGCAACAAGGGATTGTTTTCTACGGAAGAAGCATTGCATGCTGCTGTCCCATCTCCAGTTGTGGGCGACTGGGCTGTCGTGGGGGATACCATACCCGGTCCTATATATGATTGCAAGATAAAGGGGAAATGGAGTCCTACAGGAACAACCGGAGGTGGCGGAAGTGTTGACTTGAACGGATACCTGACAGCCGAGGAGATAGACGATGTAACATCAATATTATAGTTATGAGAATCAATTACCAGTCCGATTTTAAAATCATAGAGAAGAACTTGAACGGGGATGTGAATACTCCCTTCCGGTTCACTTACCGTACAGTCCTGTCGGGATGTGTTGTTGCGGAGTTTGACGGGCACGGGTACAAGAACTGCCGTAGGCTTGATGATGGTAGTCTGTTGGTCATTTTTGACAGGCATGGACTCCGTCCCGGCACTCTGTCGGTCAAACGCGAATACTATCTTTCTGATGCTGATTTTGCCGATGGTATCTGCAATCTTGTATCGGTGGAGATTACAGGTGTTATCCTCGTTTCCGGCAAGACGGATGAGAGCACAGCGGAGATCATGCCCTATCCGGATTATGCCGCATACAATGCGGTGCAGAGCGTATCTCTGTCAGATAAGGAGTATGATGATGTGCTGAGTGATTTTAAGAGTTAATAAATAATTACATAAAATAACAACGGCCCAAGTTCCGGCGGAACTTAGGCGAATAATAGAATACAATATGGTAAAAATGCACAAGTTGACCAAAGGTGGGCAAACCATATTCCCGGCTACCACAACCGATGCGGTGGTTAACCCCAAGACACGAAAAAATATGACTACGGAACTTTCCGAGTTTGAAGAAATTATTCAATCTCAAAACCTTTATCCAAAATTAAGGTTAAATAGAGGTTACTATATAAATGTTAATAATGAAAAAAACTCTGATAGGGAGACTTCGACTAATTACGCTTTTAAAGTAGTTGCTGGAGAGGTGATTATATACAGAGGTAATTATGGGGGAACATGTCCTGCAATAAATTTTTATAATAATGGCGAAATTATTTCCAGCATTACAAAGACTGATTTAGGTGTAGATACTACTATTGAGATTGTAGTTCCAAAAGGAGCTGATAGTGCTATAGCTAATTCATTTAATACTGATGTGAATGTTATATTTAAGGACGGTGTTGTTCAAAGATTACAACAGAATGTAGATGGATTATCAGAAAGTAATAAATTGCTAGAAAGTAAAGATAATGCTCTTACGTTAATAGTAGGTAAAGAAGCGAATATTAAGGTCGGATGGATTAATGTGAATGGACAAATATTAACAAATAAAGGATTGTATACTGAAATCGCAGTAGAAGAAGGTGATACATTCTCTTATTATGGTAGTTATGGTGGTTCATGTGCTGGATATATTATCTATGATAACAATAATTCTATTTTGGTAAAAAAAGAAAAAGCAGATTTAGGAAATATTTCTGAAGATATAGAAATTCCCGAAAATGGTGTATTGTTAAAGTCATGCTCTTTTACAGATACATTTAATATTACGTATAAAGGAAGCATTAAGGAGAAAATAGATAAGTTGAAAGATCTGTCTAGTAATCTATCACTGTATCCACTTAATCCAACAAATTTAGTAAAAGGAAAGTATGTAAATACAAGCGGAACTTTAAACGTATTCGAAGAAGCAAGTTATCTGGAATTTCTAATTAAAGAGGGTGATGTAATTTCATATGAAGGAATTTATGGAGGCAGTTGTGCTGGTATAGCTTTTTTTGATAATAACAATGCTCTAATATCTGTTGAGCAAAAGGAAGATTTAGGAAACATAAAAACAGAGTTTACAGCTCCAGCCAATGTATATAAAGCAATAGCCAGTACATTTAGAAATAACCTAATTGTGTATTATAAAAATGGTTTAAGAGGAGTTTTAAATGAGAAACTTAAAACAGATGATTTTAGTAAATATTATCATTACCAATCTTTATATGAGAAGTTTGATTATTCAAAACTAACTTTTAACACTCGTGATATTGCAGTAAATCAAGCTGTATTGTTTTCTGCTTGGGTTCCTAAGACTGGACATGAAAATGATGAAATATATCTAATATCCCTATCAGCATATTATAGTGAGTCATTAGATACTCAAGAACCAACAAGATATGACATATGGGTATATAATCAAACAGTAAGAGTTGATGTGTTGCAATATATCAATAAAACACCATCAACACAGGATAGATATCATATTGTATATAAAGACACAGAATATGGTACTCTATACATGATAGTAGATACAAGTATACTAGCATTCTATAAAGAAAATAATAAGTATAAGGCTATTATATGGGGACTTCGAGAATACAAAATTAAAACAAGAGATGCAAATGACCCGTTTTTGTCTGATACTTTGTGGAATAAAGAAGACGTACCAGTAACTAAAGATTATAAAATAGTTTGGTATGGCACGTCAATTCCAGCAGGCGGTTATCCTTTGATTGTAGGTACATTATTAGGATGTACTGTATACAATGAAGCCGTTGGAGAAAGTCTTGTTAGACTAGGTTGGGGTAAGAATTGTATAGCTGAAGGAGATGAAATTGATATATGGGGATGTAGCAGTACTGATACAGGGTCATTTAATCCAATGTCTAACACCATTACAGCTTTGGCTAAATCTATGTCAGCGTCAAAAGCTGAAAAACGATACTTACTTGATAATCTTACTCATTTTGAAAATATTACAGGTAGCACATTAAATCGAGAAGTACAAACAGATGAAGTCATAATGGGGTATAGTTATGAGGAAAAATTACTTAAATATATTGATAGTAGTAGAGAGGATTATACACCTGTTGATTTGATTGTTTTTGACCATGGACATAATGATTTAAATCCTGATGGCGACCCCAAATGGGACACTTATGATATTGCTAACCGTGATAAAGCTAATTATTGGGGCGCCATGAATTTCCTTATGGATATAATAAGAAAATACAACCCGCATCAAAATATCTGTCAAATATCACATTATCAAGGAAATGTTGATTATTCAGCGAATTTTTATAAAGCTCAGCAACAATTTGCAGAGCATTGGGGTATTCCATTTATGGAACTTTACAAATTAACTCAAATGTCGACGAGTGAACAAGTTAGAACTAGTGGGTATTGGGGTTATACAGATGGAGTTTGGCACAATGACGGATTTATCTTTATAGATAACGGTGACGGTACATATACAACAAATCAAAGTTGTATAATTCAGTATGATTTTGGTTTTGGGAACGGTACATATAATCAAAATACGCAACTTTTCACGTCAAATGTATTAGAAAGTTTGCCAGGCACAACACAGGCAAGAGATATTAAAGATATTGATGGTGTAAAAACTTGTTTACTTAAACCAAGAGAGATGTATATGAAAGATAGGCTTCATCCAATATCAGATAAGAGTGGGAATGCTAATAATAGAATCGCTACCTTATTAGCATGTTGGTTAAGGTCTGTTTTTATTTGATAATAGGAATATAACTTTTCTCCTTTATTATCAGTATGTTAGCACTTTTTTTAGCACATTTCTTCATGCTTAACCATTCGTTTTTGACAACATTTCAATGACCTCTTTAGTGTTTTCGAACCGACTTTTGCCGGTTCTATTGTTTAACTTTTAATTTTCCGGTAAAAATTTACCGAAGTATTGTAACATTGTTGGCCGTTATTTTTTATTAAAACGACATTTAAATCGTATTTAAAATCACATTTTGAATTGTGTTAACAAGTGTGATTTTGGAACAAAATGTTTTGCAAAAGTGGAACATTTTGTTTTGCGGCTTATACACAAAGGCAGAACTTGAAGAGAGTATTAATAATATTGAGGATACCATTGGAACAAATGACAAAGCTTTGTATTGCGTCCCAATAGATAGCAACCACATAGAGAATGGTTATATTCGTACTGATGGAACTAAAGCCGGTAGTAGCGGACATTCAATGGTGTTTTACGATATCTTAGAAAAAAAACGACTTTTACTGCATACCGTTTCGACATCTGCAAAAGAAGAAAAAATGGCCTGGTGGGTGTTACGCGACTCTTTGCAGAATGTTATTGCGAGTGCGCATTTCCCTTATGGAACTTTTGCGAATACAATCTATGATGCTATAATAGACATACCAGATAATGCTGTTGAATTAGTGTTAAATAAGACTAGGACAACAGATGACTATTATGTCAAGGAATATATCGTCAATTTAGTCAAAGAAGTAGCTGATACAAAAGAGCGGATAAGTGTGATAGAAGATACTTTCAAACACACTCCTTTACTCTGTGGTGACTCAACGGGCGGTGCAATCGGTTCTTGGCTGAAAAAATACAGCCGTCTTAATGGCGTAGCAATATATGGCAACAACCGAGGGGGTGAGCATACAACTGCGATGGGCTTTTATAGCGGAGCAATTCCTGCTGTTGTAAAACCAATAACCATACCATCAAGCGGAAGTATACAGATAGAAATCAAGAGCACATTAACAAACAGAGCTGGTAATCTCACGCAGTTAGTTGCCGGGCAACTTGAAGACATTGCCAGTGCAAACAATCTACCAAGAAAAGGAGTGAATCCAATCACTATACATGGTGTTCAAGGAATTTTGAGTGCAGGCACATCGAATGTATATGGTATCCATTTTTATAATGCAAGCAATAAAAGTGTTGGTGGCTATAATTCTTCGTCATACGCACAAACTATTCATCCATCATTCAGTGATACTCCTACAAAAGTCCGTGTGTGCGTTAATGCTGATAGTATAGAGTACTTGCAAAATTGTTCAGCACACTTGACCATCAACGACACAATAATTGAACTTATTCCAAGTATAAGGAATACGGGAGGGCTTTCTCCTTCTGGTGGAACAAGTACGGCATACGCTCATTGTATGTATAGTGACTACATCGATATTTCACAGGTAGGAACTATCAATACTATATACATAGATGGTCTTGCTGTTCCTGCTGAGTATACATTTACAAGACTTGAAGACGGTGATAGTGTAGATGTTAATGAGTATGATATGGTTGGGATCGCCAACCATGATTTCTTCAAGCAATGTATTCCTATGTATTATGTCAATAACTTTGCATATACCGGCAGGGAGAAAGCAGAAGATTGGGTGTTCGTTGCAAAGAAACTTTGTGAATATCATGGTGACAAGTTTATTTTTGCATCAACTCATTTCTTGTTTCATAGTCATACCGAAGATGAATGTTCGAAGATTCAAAACGCACTTGCTGGTGAGTTTGGCGAGCGTTATTTTAGCGGTATGGCATATCTGCGTGACAGCGGTATCCGTGATGCGGTTCGTTATGGTGTCTATACATCTGCCGAAGTTAACGGAAAGACCTGGAAAGAGTTGTTCTTAGGTAGCGAGACCACTCCAGATGTTCACGAAAAACCTGAGGCAGGATACTTGCTTGCCCGCAAGTTTCTGGAGATTGGCGCACATCTTGGATATTGGAAGTTGAAAGATGTAGATTATGCACATTTGAGTGCGGTATAAACTTACTTAAATTTTAGCAATACATTTATGATACGAGAGCTAATAGTTAGAATGTCAATAGATATAATTTTACGAATAGTAAAGTAACCCATTGACAACTATGATGTAAGGGCTGATCTTGGTGTAGGTCAGCCCTTATGCTTAAAACCATTCCGCATCCGGATGTACTTCAACGGATAGATGGTTTATTAATCTGATGATTAGTTTTCGTATCATAAGTATACATTTAAATTTTCTAAAAACTTACCCGGCTTACTCTACTATTAAATACTTTATACCTGATCTTACTAAAACATAAGCATTAGTAGGATATTCTGATTTCGTCAATAATCCATCTACTGCCTTACAGTAATCTCCATCTTTATACAAACAAGGGATAGCGATTAAAGAGATAATAAAAGAAACAGGGGTACGGTCTGAGCAGACAATATACAGGATATTGGACAGCAATGGCGTGCCAAGACGTCCCAAGGTTAGAGGTGTAAGAAAAATATTTGTCACGATAGAGGAGGATGTAGCTGCTATCTTGGATAAGGAGCAATCAGTATCATTATATGTCAATGAGGCTATAAGATACTATCACGATAACCGGCGTTAATTGCCGGTTATTTTTTTTGTAATAAGGGAAACAATATTTATCTTCACAAATCAAAGAAAATAATGTAGTATAATCACAAAAACGTCACAATAAAAATAATGATTTTTTAAATGTGTTATAATCAGTATGTTATATTTTAAATTTTAAATTTCCCAAGCTGAGGGTCGCGGGTTCGAATCCCGTTTGCCGCTCCAAAGAGAATTCTGATAGTTAGGTAGTTGGCTATCAGAATTCTCTTTTTTAGCACTATTTGAGGAAGATGAATACAGGTGGTTTGAACATCATTATGTAAATTGATTGAGCAGTATATG